AAGAGGAGGTAGAAGCATTTAACTTCTTTTTAAATTAATGGCTAATAGTTTTATAAATAAAAAAGTAGATTTAACTACAACAGATTTAACTACACTGTACACAGTGCCTAATTTCAAAACAGCTGTTGTTAAATCTATATTAGTATGTAACGATGCAGGATCTGGATGCAATATAGACGTTACTTTAGTGAATGCTAGTGGTAACATATTTAGTCTGTTTAAGACAAAAACTATAGCAACAATTACCACAACAGAACTTTTAACTAACCCACTTGTAATGGAAGAAAGTGAGATATTAAAAGTAAAAGCTTCTGACGCAAACGAACTGCATGTCATAGCTTCAATATTAGAGATACAGCCAAGAGAGGTAACAACATAATGAAAAATCTACCAGTAATAGAACCAAAAGAAGTAATAACAACAATAACCAATATGAAGACAGGCGAAAAATATAAGGATGATGCTGAGTGGAAAGCAAAAGGTATACCTGAATCTGAGATAAGAAAAGATGTTAGACTGATAATGCCTAGCCTTGATTTATTTGGAAAAACAAAATAAAAGGGACAAATGGCCATAACAAGATCACAACAAGCAAAACAGATGTTACAAGACGGCGGTATGCTAGTCAAACCAGGGTTTGGTGGTACTAGACAAGGATATCGTGGAGTGGGAGAATATGGAGGTGGAGATGAAGGACCAGCCACTGGTCAAGGACCGGCTGGTGATGGAGGTAGAGAAGATAGAAGAGCTGGTCAATACGGATCTCCAGAGGGAAAAGCAGTTGCTGATAGAGACTCAGGTAAGGGTGGATTTTCATTAGATAAACTTCCAAGCGTTAGATTAGCAAAATTTGTAGTTGATAAACTTGGAAAATTTGGTCGTAGAGGATTTAACCCTGACGATTTATTAGGAACTCCAGATTTTCAAGGAACAAGATCGTCAGTTGATGATGACGATGATAGTAGAGGAGAAGAAGCAGGTATAAGATCAGCTATGAGATTTAATCCAATGACAACAGCAGCTTCTATGATGAATCCAATGACACCACAACAAGGTATTGGAGCATTAGATTTAAATAGAATAGCATATAGATTTATGGCAGACGGTGGTTTTTTAGAGGACACAGATGAGGCAAGACAAGCTTATGGATTAGGTAGCATAGTTAAAAAAGCATTTAAGACAGTTAGAAAACCTTTTAAAGCAGTAACTAAAACTTTAAAAAAAGTTGCAAAAAGTCCAACAGGTAGATTACTATTAGCGGTTGCAGCACCTTATGCTCTTGGACCTGCTGTGGCTAGTTCTGCAGCTTTAAGTGGTTTAACAGCAGCACAACAAGCAGCTTTAATATCTGGCGCAACAACAGGTATCACGCAACTTGCATCAGGTGAAGATTTAGATCTTAAGGACATTGCATTGTCAGCAGCAATAGGTGGAGCAAGTGCAAAAGCATTTCCAGCAGGAGGATCAAGTCGTGCAGTTTCGCAGGCACCAAGAGGTCCAGCAGAGTTAGGAATGACAACTAGAGGTGCAATAGGCACTCCAGGTTTTAAATCTAGTTTAGTTGATGAAGTTGCACTTACAGGTGGTAGAGCATTTACAGGACCACAAGAGTTAGGATTAACGGCACAAAGAGCAGCAAAAGAATCAGCACTTGCACAATCTTTAAAACCAACTGCTTTTACTAGTGCAGATAGAAGAAGAGAATTAGCAGGTATTAGATCTATAACAGATGCTGCCAAAAAAACTGATCCTAGTCTTTTGAAAAAAGCTACAGAAGGTTTAGCTAAATTAAAAGATAGTAAACTAACAGATATTTTACTAAGAAACAAAGATGGAAAAATAGATCCTTTTAAAGCCATCGCTTTAACAACTGGTATAACTGGTTTATTAGCTGCTAAAGAACAAGAACAAGAAGATGAGTTTGGTGAAATAGACAGAGGACCCGGAATAGATATTGCTGCTATTAGAAGAAGACCTTTTGATACTCTAGCACCTAGATTTGGTGGTAGTCAGTTTGACTTTTACGCAGCAGAAGGTGGTCGAGCAAAGAAAGAACCTGTAGCTAAAAAGGTAATGCCTTTACTAGATATGGGAGGTATGGAAAAAGATTATAGAGCTGAAGGTGGATTCGTCCCTATTGGACGTATGGAAAAAGCAGATGATGTTCCTGCAAGATTATCAAAGAATGAGTTTGTATTTACAGCTGATGCAGTTAGAAATGCAGGTGAGGGAGATGTGGACAAAGGGGCAGAAGTTATGTATAACATGATGAAGAACCTCGAAGCCGGGGGTGAAGTATCCGAAGAATCGCAAGGCTTAAAAGGCGCAAGACGAATGTTTCAAACATCACAAAGATTAGAGGAAGTATTATAATGAGTGTAGCTGAACAAAGAACATTACCCGCAAAATTTGTTGAAGATTTAGGTGTAGATTTAGCAAAACAAATTACAGCACAAACAGCTGTACCAGTTGTAACAACAGGTATCGCAGGTATATCACGGCAGCCTGGAGAAACTGCAGAAGGTTTTAAAGCAAGACAAGATGCAGCTAGAGCATTTACAACAAGACAACAAAGTTTAGCGGGATTAGCACCACAAATTGCTTCAAGAGATCCCTTACAAACTCAAGCTCAACAATTAGCGCAAGCTGGAATAGGATCATTTCAACCATTTGTAACTGCAGCACAACAACAAATTGGTGCAGCAGGAGCTACAATAGGAGGAATATCAACAGGAGCCCCAACCACACAACAAGTGACAGATTTTATGTCACCATTTCAATCCCAAGTAATTGATGCTTCATTAGCAGAATTTGATCGTAATAGAGCTATACAAGAACAACAGATAAGAGATCAACAAGCAAAATTGGGAGTGCTCGGCGCTGGTCGAGCGGGAGTGCAACTCGGAGAGTTTGGCACAGGGGCGGCAAGAGAAAGAGCTTTGTTACAAGCAGGATTATTGCAACAAGGTTTTGGACAAGCTATGCAAGCTAGACAACAAGACATAGCTAACAGATTTAATATTGCTCAAGCACAGTCAGGTTTAGGGCAACAACAAGCAGGTTTAGCATCACTCGTTCCAGGTTTACAAGGTCAAGATGTTTCTACTTTAGGAAGATTAGGAGCACTTAACCAAGCACAGGCACAAGCTCAACTTGATGCACAAAGAGAGGCAGTAAGACAAGCAACATTCCAACCTCAAGAACAGTTAGATAGATTTGCTGCACAAGTTACTGGATTAATGGGTGGATATCCAGCACAGTTTCAACAGTCTATAAGACCAAATCCTACACCACTACAAACAGCTCTTGGTGTTGGTACAACATTAGCAGGAATATACGGTTTAACTAGATAATATGAACAGAATATTAAAAAGACCAATGTTTAGAATGGGTGGTTCATCTGGAACTGGTATTACATCTGGACTTGATAAACCAAGACAAATGTATAAAGAAGGAGAAGATGTAAAGCCTAAGATAGATACTTCTAGATTAATGCCCACTGCATTACCAGGATTTTTAACACAGTTTGGTTTAAATTTATTATCACAACCAGGAGGACAGAATATATTTCAAACTGCTGCAACTGCAGCTCAAGAACCTTTTAAAACTTTTCAAGCAGCTAAACTTAGAGAAAAAGAAATAGAGGATAAATTTGCTAGAGATTTAGCATTACAATTAGCTAAACCTCAAAAACAAACATTAAGACAAGGTGTTGATAGAACAACCGGTAAAAGAGGTTTTTTTACAACAGAGGAAATCTTAAATAACCCTAATATAATTCCACCAGATAATAGGATGGCATTTACTTTTGATGCAGACTCACAAACTTTAAGTCAAGTACCAGTTAGTGAAAGAGATAAAAGATTAGAGGATCAAAGACTTGCACAACAAATAGTATCTAGCGTTAATACAGTTGGTAGGCTTAAAGATGATATGATTGAAAGAGTTAAAAATTCTCCTACTGGAGCTGTAGCAGGTATATATACTGCTTTAGAAGGTTTCTCTGATCAATTAGCACAAGCTTCATCAGCTTTAGGTTTTAATGAAAACAGTTTAGATTTTGATATTAATACATCAGAAAAATTAGATAAATATTTAGAAGGTAAAGGTATTACAAAAGGAGCGGCTAATTTTGGTAGATTAAAAGGTTCTGTAATTAATTTGGCTTATCAATTAGCAAAAATTAAAGAGCCTGGAAATCCAAAACTTTCAGAGGGTGATATTATAAGACAATTAGATAGAATAAGATTTGGTCAATCGAGAGAAACTTTTATAGCTGGATTAAATCAAATTTTTGATGATGAGGTAATTGCGGCAAGAGGACAAATTGAAGGTTATGGATTAAACCCAGATGATTATTTTAAAACAGGCACAAGTAAAAAAAAGAGCACAAAAGGTTCACAAACTGATTCAACAACTGTAGATGATGATCCTGCTGGTATAAGAGATTATTTATAGGAGTAAACATGTCTTTAAAAAAACTTAGACAAAAATATCCTGAATACAAAGATATACCAGATTTAAAATTAGCTGAAGCATTTTACAAGAAACATTATTCAGATTTAGATGAATCTGATTATTTTAAAAGGATGTTTCCTGAAATTGCTGCAGAAAGAGCAGAAGATGTTTATACAGATTTTGCATTTCCAGATGATGAATTTGGAGGTGCTTTTGAATCAGAAACTACTTTCAGACCAACCACGTCAGATATTGCAAAACAAGCAAATGTTGCAATAAATGATCCAGCATCCAGCAAAGCTAGGTTTGGTGCATCGTTGGGATATAACCAAGAACAAAAAGCATTGGCTATTAAAAACGTATTATCAAAACAGTTTGATAGAGATATAGATGTTAGAGTTGGTCCTAACACTGGCAAACTAGAATACTTTAATCCGAGAACAGAACAATATGCTTTAGTTGATGCACCAGGTTTTGATATGGGGGATTTTGCAGATTTAGGGGGAGATGCTTTAGTTATAATACCTGATATAGCAGCTAGTGTAGTGGGGACAGTTTATTCTGGAGGTAATTTACCTGCAGGTATAACTGCGGGTGCTTTAGCTGCAGGTGTTGGTGAATATGCTAGACTTAAATTAGGTCAAAAACTTTACGATATAAATCAGGATTTAACAGATGCACAATTATTCAATGAGGCTTTCAAAACAGCGGGTATATCTGCAGGAGCAGGTTTTTTAGGATTAGGTGCAGGTAAATTAATTAAAAGTGCTAATAATGTTATAAAAGGTAGACTTTTTAAATCGGTTGGAGAGGGATTAGAGTTATCAAAATCAGGTAGAGTTTTAGAAGCAGATAATGTTGCAAAACAAATAAATCAAAGATTAGATGATGCAGGAACACAATCAAGATTAAAATTTACATTAGCAGAGGCTGCAGATGATAAAGATTTATTAGCTGTGCAATCGTCATTTGAAAATGTAAGAAGACTTGGAAAAACTGCAGAGTTCCAAGAGTTTGGAGAAAAACAAGCAGGAGCATTAAATGAATATTTTAAATTATTAAAACAAGAATTTGGAAATACTACAGGCTCTGCTTATGACACAGGTGTAGTTATTAAAGAAGTTTTAGATAGAAGAAATAATGATATTGTAAAAAATATTGTAAACAAACAAAAAGCTAGTGAAGATTTATTAACTAAAAAAATTTTCAAATTACCTGACGGAAGTGAAAAAGTTACAGGTGCTCAATTTAGATCAATTATCGAAGACTTAAGTAAAAGTTATAAATCTCAAGCTAATCTGGCTGCAAAAGAATTAGATAATGCAGCTGGATTATCAACTATAAATACTGACATAATAGCTAAAAAAATAAATGAGTTAACAGATGCTGATAGAAGAATTTTTATTAAAACAGTAGGCACTGAAGGTATTCTAAAACCAGATATGATTCAAGAATTAACAAACCCTAAAGGTTTTATTCCTTTAAAAAATGCAAGAGAAACAATATCTGCTTTAGGAAATAAAATAAGAAATCAAGAGCTGGGTTTAGCAGCTGGTGAGTCTGTAGATGTTGGTAGGCTAAAAGCTCTTAAAGGTGCAATAACAGAACAGGTTAAAAAAGATGCAGGTTCTGCATACTTAGACGAATTACAAAAATTTAATGATTTAGTTAGAAGTAACAAAGAATTATTAAATAACGATATAATATCTAAATTAACAAGCATAGATGTAGGAAATGTTTTAAAAATTGCAGATGAAGACATTTTTTTAACAACTTTTAAAAAAGGAGTGGGAAATGGTAAGGCAGCACGAGAAGTTTTTGAAGTTATAAATAAATCTCCAGAAGCTTTAAATGCATACAAAAATTCTATATTTGATTTTTATAAAACAAAAGTTTTTGAAAAAGGTAGACCTAATCTTACTAGACACAATGCATTTATGAGAGATTATGAAAAACCTTTAAAAGTATTTTTTAACGAAGTTGAATTTAATAAAATAAAAAGATTAGGGGGTTTACAAGCTAATATTGAGAAAACTAATAAACTATTTACAAATGTACAAAAACAATTAGACAGATCTTTTGAAGGTAGACTTTTAAATGCATCACCTCAAGAAATTTTTAATAAGATATATAAACCTGGTAACGTAGGTGAGGTAAAAACTTTAAAAAATATTTTAGTAAAAAACCCAGATGTATACAAAAAATTTCAAAGAGATGTTTTATCTGATTTAAATGAAAGAATTTTTAAAAGATCTGATAGATTAAGTGTGGATAGAGTATTAGATGCTCCTGCTTTTGATAGATATTTAAATGGAGGGGGAGGAGAAAGAGGTTATAAAACTATTTTAAAAGAAGTGTTTGGAGATAAATATGTAAAAGATTTAGAACTTTTAAATAGAGCTGTTCAAATATCAAGTAGAGCTGCACCTACAGCACAACAAGGAGTTGTTGGAAGTGCTTTAACAGATTTAATTAGAGCAAGATTAGGTCAATTTACTTTAGCAGGTAGGGTATTTACTGCAGGTAGAAGAATTTTTCAAGCTGCATCAAATAGAGTAATAGCAAATGCTTTGTTAAACCCTGCTGCTTTATCAGATTTAGTAAAGTTAAGTACGATGAAAATGAGTAGTAAAGCTGCTGCAGTTATATTAGCTAAATTAGGTGGTAGTGTTTTTATATTGCCTGATGATGGTACACCAGTGCCTTCAAGAACACAGAATGATACTGAAATGGAAAGAAAAGATGTGACACAATTAAGAGGTTTATTTAATAGAAATGAACCTAGAATAGATTTATCTATGATTCCACAATCTAATGTACAAGCTACAAATACACCAAATATTAATCCTAATTTATTTGCAAAAGCACCTACAGGTATTATGCAAAATTTAACAAGCACTGAGAGAGCATTACTATCTCCAGAAGAACAAATAATAGCGAGTAGAACATAATGCCAAAAAACGCATTACAAAAAATAGAGGATCATGAAAAGCTTTGCAGAATTATGCAAAAGCAAACTCATGATAAAATACATAAAATAGAGTCACAAATAAATAGACTTGAAAAAATTGTATTGGTATCAGCAGGTATGCTAATTATGGGAATGGCCAATATGATATTTATGTTATTAACAAAATAATGAAGCTTACACGGAACTTCAGCTTGGCAGAGCTTATTAAATCAGACACAGCTATTAGGCTGGGCATAGATAATAATCCTAACGCAGATCAAATAGAAAAATTAAAACTACTTTGTGAAAATATTCTACAACCGGTACGTGACCATTTCGGCAGAGTAACGGTGACCAGCTGCTTTCGTAGCCCCGAGTTGTGTGTAAAGATAGGTAGTTCATTAAATTCTCAACATACCAAAGCTGAGGCGGTCGACTTCGAATGTCTGGGCACGAGCAATGCTGAGGTCTTTGACTGGATCAAAGATAACTTAGATTGGGATCAAATGATACTTGAGTTCTATACTCCAGGTGAACCAAACAGCGGGTGGGTTCACTGTTCTTGGGTTGCTGAGAGTCCACGTAAACAATTATTAAGAGCATATAAAGAAGATGGTAAGACTAGATATAAACCTATTATAGGTAATGCTGTAGATTTAATATGAAAACAATAATTGTTGATAATTTTTTATCACAAGTAGAGTGCCACGATCTTATAAATTTTTATAAAGAAAATGAAAAATTTGCAAAAAAATTTAGAGATGTTTATCCTTTAGAATTACTTAAAAATGATCCTAAAGTACATCATTTAAAATTAAAACTTAACGAAACTTCAAAAGATTTTAATGCTGAAATAGATTGGTTTGAGATAGTAAAATGGCCAATAGGTTCAAAACAAGGTTTACATTTTGACATGGCAAAAAATCATACAATTTTATCATCTATTGTTTATTTAAATGACAATTTTGAAGGAGGTCAAACTTATTTTGAAGAGGGCACTATATTTAAACCAAAGATGGGTAGAGGTTTGTTTTTTAATGGACAGTATTACAAACACGGTGTTAATACTGTTGAACAAAACATAAGATATGTTGTGGCTGCCTGGTATAAAAAACTATATCCAATCTCGTAACTCCTCACCCATAACTTCAGATGCAATATTAATTTTGTTTCTTAAAGCTTTTACAATTTTTTCATCAACAGTATCTTCTGCAATAATATCTATATAAGTTACATTTTTTTTCTGTCCTATACGGTGTGCACGGTCTTCTGATTGTAAACGTTTTTCTAGGTCATATCCGTTAGAATAGTAAATTACGGTGTTTGCAGCTGTTAAAGTTATCCCATAGCCACCCGTAGAAGGCGTTCCAACAATAAATCGACACTTAGGGTCGGACTGAAATTTACGTATATTATCTTGCCTTTGATCTTGAGGTGTAAGTCCATAATAATCAACAATAGATCCTTTTTTATATTTAGACTCTACGTTTTGTATTATTTGACGAATATCCATTTGATAGTTAGCCCATATTATGGCTTTACCATCTATCTCTTCTAATATGTCCATAAGTTCATTTATTCTGTTACTTGGTATTAGCTGCACTCCACCATCGTCAGATGTAAAATGTCCGCATGTAATTTGATGTAATCGCATAAGCTGAGTTAGCACAGTCATGGTGGTTGTAACTTTACCATTTAATATAGCCATAGCTTCTTTCTTCATTTGATCATAAATTTTTCTTTGTTCTTTTGATAATACAATATGTCTTTTAATCCAATTTTTTGGTGGGAGATCTAAACAATCTTCTTTCAATACTCTATATGAAAAACCTTTTACTTTATCGGATAACTCACTTAGGTTTTGAAATGAGTCCACAACTTGAATAGACCTACCTTTTAAATGCATTGTTTTCATTTCGGCATATCTATTACGAAAAGCATAGAATGATTGAAAGTTCAACAACCATGGATCAAGGAACTCACATTGACTATATAAATCTAATGGATTTTTAGTAATTGGTGAGCCTGTCATTATTCTTCTATATTTTGCATGTTTACCTAAATTAATAATATTTTTTGTTCTTTTAGCAGATGGTGTTTTAATGGTTGTAGACTCATCTATGGCCATTAATGTTTTATGTGAATTTAAGAATTTAGTTGCAAAATTAACACCTTTATCAGTAGACAAAGCCTCTACATTCATTATTAAAATATGCAAATCATGACCTACTTCAAATAAACTATCTAATTTTTCTTGATATTTTTTAGTCATATTAGGTTGCCATAAAACTGTTACATTATTAATATGATTAGGTAAATGTGTTGGTATCTCTTGCTCATACCATGTTTTGATAACACCTTTTGGAGCTATAATTAAAGCACCATCTATCTTACCTTTATCATAAAGCATGGACATATTATCTATTAATACTTTTGTTTTACCTGTACCCATCTCCATAAAATAGGCATAGGTTTCTTTATTCCATGACTTTTCTAAAGCAGTCAACTGATGCTTGTATGGCTTTGTTTTAAATTTATAATTCATCTTTCTGTTGACAACTAAGTAAAGGATATTATATGATTTGTCAAGTAGGAAAGAAAAAATAATGAAGTTACTATATACTGTGCCTATATGCGCAAATACACTATTTATATATAAACTAAATCTAACTAAAGATTTAAGTTTAGAATTTAAAAAAGAAAAATTTAGACCTTTTGGTAGAGGTAATGTTTTTATTGGTAAAGATTTAAATATTTTGAAAAAATATGAGGATCTTAATACAGAGATAAACAATGCCTTAAATTCAACAATTAAAGACGTTCTTAAGTTGAATGATGTTAATTATAGAATATATAATTCTTGGTTAACTAAAGCTAAACCAGAGTCATTTTCTGATTCTCATAATCACTCTAATTCATGGTTGAGTGGGGTTTACTATCCAAAAGGTAATGCAGGTTTTAATATAAAATTTTTTAATGACAATATTAGTCAATTTTATACACTACCAACAGAATATAATATTTTTAACTCTGGTGAATGGACTATCAATATTGAAGATAATTTTTTGATTATTTTTTTTAGTCAATTAAGACACAAAATAATGCAAAACGAATCAAATATGGACAGATACTCTTTAGCATTTAATGTCATACCAAAAGGTAAATTTGGTGATTCGGATTCAACAATTATTTTTTAAAATGCTGTTGACATAGATTATAGGATTGTTATATTGTAAATCATGAAAGTTATAAATGACAAAAAAGTCGTTGGAAAAAAATCTTTTGTATATGTAATACAAGAAATAGCAGGAACACAAGCGGGTAATCCAAAAATAAATATTATGGGTGCCTCTCGTTATGGTGATTTTAGATTTGTGTTACCAGAGTTTTCTCAAATGATATTTTCTCCAGGACCCTTAGTTTACAAACTGAGAAAAGGTTTGAAAGATTTTAAAGAGGGAGATCATTTATTATTAACAGGAGACCCAGCAATAATAGGAGTAGCATGCTCTATTGTTTCTGACATTACAAACGGTAAATACAATTTATTAAAATGGGATAAACAAGAAAGAAGATATTATCCTATTAAAATCAACTTATACGAGAAAGGAGAAATAGATGGCGATTAAACAAAAAATAAAAATGCCTGATTTTGAGGCAGATCAACAAGATGCAATGAAAAAAACGACAAATATACATTCATTAGCGGATCAAGTTGAAAAGTTAGAATCTTTAAATAAAAAATTACAAAATCAAGAAGAAAGTATGAAAAGCACAAAAGCAGAAATACAAAAAGTTTCAGGTGATATCATACCAACTATGATGTCCGAGATGGGTTTAGCAGAATTAAAACTTCATGATGGATCTCATTTAAAGGTTTCTACGTCGTATAAAGCTCACATAAGTAAAGCTATGGAAGAGACGGCGTATAACTGGCTTCGTACAAATGGGTTAGGGGATATAATCAAAAACGAGATATCCGTATCCTTTGGCTCTGGCGAGGATAACAAGGCAGCTGATTATGCTGAACTTGCGAAGAGTAATGGGTTTCAACCTACACAAAAAATGAAGGTTGAGCCCATGACTCTGAAAGCGCTAGTCCGTGAGCGTATTGAGGCGGGTAAGGAAATGCCAACGGAAATCTTCGGAATATATTCGGAGAATAAAACAACAATAAAAAGGAACAAATAAACATGAACCAAGTAGCAAATAAAAAAGAAGGCGCATTGGCAACAGTAAATTTTGAAGCTGATGCAAACCAAGGTTCTCAAAATATATCGCAAGACGATCTTGCGTTACCTTTCTTAAAAATTTTGGGACAACTATCTCCAGAGGTAAATCAAAGAGATGGTAAATATGTTGAGGGTGCGGTACCAGGTAAAATAATAAACACCGTTACCAATGCATTGTATGACAGTATAAATGTTGTGCCATGTCATTACAAAAGACAATACATAGAGTGGCAAGATC